TATACACTTTTTGGTATTTTTCAGACAATGAAAACAATTCAGTTGTACCTTGTTTTAGATTTGCTCTTGCTATATTGTAGTCTTTCAAACTAAGTTGACCATTTTTTAGCAGCCTATCTTGCAGTAAACTTTGCTGTGTAGCATTATTTGCATAATCTAAGGTAAACTCATTTATCCCTGCGTGTTCCCCTTGCTCCACATTAGATAACTTTTCTTGAAATTTACGAGAGTCCTTATCAATGTTAGCCCTTTGAGTTTCTCTATCGGCCACCTCTTCATTAAGGAAATCAGTCATCTCCTTTGTTATGGCCGCCCAATTTACATAGTGGTCTTTATCTCTTTGTTGATACTTTAAGTATGTCATAGTCTCTTAATTAAACAGGATTCCTATTGTCGTATTGATGATGGAATATCATCTATATAATCTTCACCCGGAAGACTCCATTCTTTAATGAATCCTTTCTCCAATGGCGGCAATTTCATAAATTCCTCTACGGTCATATCTATATCATATAAAGACGCATATATCTCATCCATAGTTCGTGTGGTAGCATCAGGGAGTCCTAACTTTTCATAATACTCTTTTGCCTGTGCTACTACCTGAGATTCAGTTACTTTGCCTGAGTTCATAAAATCTTTATTTGCCCTATTAAACTGTCTTTCAGCCTTACCTTTCGTAAATAAAGGAACAAGATTTGCCGCTTGTCCTGCCGTTGACACAAGCTGCTCAAAACCTTGTGTTGTCATAGCTGCCGCTTGTCGTTGAGCATCTGATGCTGCCATTTGAGCACCCTCAATTTCTCCTAAATCTAATTGTACATCTATATCTCTTAGCCTTGAATCTTCTGCTGCCTTTAACTGTTCAAGATTAAACATCTCCTGATTCATTGCACTTCGTATCTTTTGCTGCCCCTGTTGCTGTGCTAACTGAACTCTACCTGCTATAGCGGCTGCACCCCTCTCTGATTCTTTACCTGCTTCAATAGCTTGAGCACCCTGAACAAGCATAGCTTCTCTCGCTAACTCATAAGGTTCTTTTTTAATTGCAAGTGCTTCCATATAGTTCACATCCAACTTAGCTCTTGCTTCCTGTAATGCTTTATCAGCATCACTCTCAGCTTTTTGTTGTAGTTTTCTTTGCTTAGATGCCTGTGCAAAAGACATACCTGTTCCTGCTGCGGCAATTGCTACTCCGGCCATTGCTGCTATTCCTGCTGCTGATAAGATTCCTGCCATAATAATTTTCTTTTACTAATTATTTCTTGTGGCAGAGTCCTGTAATCATTGGTGTATACATCAGCCTCTGCCTCTTCAAATGTTTTTTTATTTGTTTTATATACGCAGCACCACTCGGTGTCTTCGTGTATATAAAGAACTCTCTGTGTTCCTATCTGTGTAAATATTGTTGTTGGTGCAAATATTGTTTTAACATCTCCCTCATCTGTTATATAAGAGACCTTCCCTTTAAGCAAAAATGATGGATGTTGTTGCTTATGAATCATTGAAACTATTATATTCCCTTTAGGCATAAACAACTCTCTCGTATATAAACCACCCTCCAATGTTTGCTTTAACGGAAACATTTCTTTTAGCTCTTCTGACTGAGAATCACCCGGCTTATGTTCCATATAACCATCAACTTCTTTTAGTTTCTCATTAAAATCTTCTATACTATCCCATAGCAATCCTCTGTCCGGATAAATATAGTGCAGCACATCTTCAGGTCTATCCTTCTTTTTTCTTTTAAACAAACTAAGTAAGCTCATAGTTTACAAAGATACAATTTTTAAGGAAAAGATTTCATTACCTCAGATTCTATTACAAAAAGTTCTGTGGGGGTGGTATCGGAGTTTACTAATTTAATCACAGCGTAGTGACCTAATATACCGTGAGACTCTGCTGTACCGTTCTTGATGTATAAGAAAAAGTCTATTGCAGGAGGTAAAGACCCACCTGCAACAGTAGTATCTACAATTAAACGATTGATATTTAATGGCAGGTCTATCTCAATATCTGTGACCTTACCACACAGAGTTGGTGATGGTGCTCCAAAATACAACAAGTCCCCAACACTAATAATATTCCCAATAGAAACTTTATTTGCAAAATTCACTATTACTGCTGCCGGATTAGCATTATCCACAGACAGATTACTGCTTATCCCATTTGCTGACCTAAGAGCATATTGAGATACACTTGCAGGGTCACTTGACTCAGCCCTTACGAATGCAAACCAAGCCCCTTCCTTCTCTACAAAATAATCTTTGTTTATAAAGCTACCTGACTGTTGGTCACTATCTATTGTTGCATCCCAAGCCGAATCAGATTCAAGAACAATTGTTTTAAATATCTTATTCTCTAATGGTGACTGATTAAATATTGTAGTTATCTCCGAATCATATAAAACTCCGTAGTATTCATTCCTTGTGGTATTAGTATTATGCCTCCATATATTACCACCACTAAAGGTGTAAAAATAATTATTCATCCCTACCATATATTCAGGGTAATAACTGTAAAAAGAGGGGAATCCTTTGACTCCTTCATTGTATGTTAATGTATAATTTGCCATCTATATAATTTTAAGGACAAGGTGTCATAGAAACTATTACTCCATCTAAAACTTCTATTTGCTGATTATCCGGTGTTGCTTCTAAAATATAAGGGCCATCTGCTAATTTCACTTCACCATTTTCATCTTTAAAGACCCAATCATATAAACTTGGAACACCTAATAAGGTAGGATTACACGGGTCAATTTTTACACACGGAACATTATATAGCGTATAAGTAAACGCAGGGTCTGAACAGTCATCTACTCTGCTATATTTTGCTCCTACAAGCTTTACAGGACATCCAACCTCAAGATACCACCCTGTTGTTGGACACACTCCTGTTATCTCTATATCTACCGTAGATGGTGCTGCTGTTGTTTTAGGAATTACCATCACATACCAATCAGGCAATGGTACTGCTTTAAGGGCTACATCACCTGCTGCGATATTTACAGTCAAAGTATTACCTGTCGCTATGGGTACACCATTCACTACCTTATACTCGTCCACACCCAAATGCGGAGACCCTGCAACCAAATCGCAGGTTGCTGTTCTATCAAAAGCAGAATCACCTAAATAGGTGGGGTTTCCTGCTGTTGTACTTGCCTTGTATCCATCTAATGCGTTAGTTACTTCATTGTATACAGCTCCATTATATGTAGCCCTTATTCCATCGGGAATTTGGGCGGGGTCAAAATATACTATTATAGCACCTGTAGCTCCAACCGATACCGTATCCAAATCAAATGTATTTAAGAACACACCCTCTGCTCCTGTAATATTTATTATATTATCACAACAAGGCTCTTCACAACTTGGACACGCAACTTCCGGTTGTAGTACACACCCTACCAACTCCCTTGAGATTACACCGTCAGAATAAAACCCATCAAGAGCACAAATAGTTAGTTCTGAATCTGTAAAGATAGCTGTTGCCGAAGCTAAGTCCGGCCCATTTAAATAATAATACTCAGTTGTTGCCATATTTTATATAATTAATTTAACCACAATCGCAGCAGCAGCCTCCAAATGTTACATTAAATCCTGTGGGGAATGGTTCAATAAACTCGGTTGTGCATATATCTCCATCTTCTCCTGCGTCAAGAGACACGGTTATAACTACACCTGTGCCGCATTGTTTGTACTGATAACTTCCCGCTACACCTGTAGTATTTTTAACATTATACTGATTACATACCTCGTTGCAATCTGTTATTGTAAGTACGGATGTTATATTAGTAGTTGGGGTAAGTTCACTACTCTCTTCTACCTGATATACACAGTAACTGCCATCAGCAGCAACCTTCACAAAATCTCCTATTGACATTCCCGCAGTTGCTGCTGCTATATAAGACTGTGGTGATGATGCAAGTGAAGACTGACATCTCTCAAGATAATATGTCTCTGTCTCACATACACAGTCCGCTAAACTTATATCAAAAGATGTAGGAGATGTAACAAGCTCAGTTAGGCAAACATTAGCGGTCTCTTCAACTGCAATGGCTATAGTCTGCAATACCCCAATACAATCCTTATATGCTACAGTTATAGGGCCTTCATCAGTATTTTCTATTGAATATTCCTGACATACATCAGAGCAATCGCTTAAATCTCCTCGTATTGCAGAGATAGAATCTGTTACAGGAAACTCAGTAACGGCTGTAATTTCAAATATACAATCCCCATAACCTGTTAACTCTACAAGGTCACCTATATTTGTAGAGCCTTGACTTACTATCTTATTAACAGATACACCATCTTCTCTACACTGGGTTGCGTATACATTAGTAGCAACCTCACACTCACAACATACATCCTCAATATCCACACCAGAATAACACAACTCGGCTAATACAGGATTTCTATAATCGTACACTAAGTATAATATATTTCCTGTAGTCGGCATTGTAAATATTCCCTGATACCAATTTGGAGCAAGTGTAGCATCAACAGCTAATGTTGTTAATCCTACATCAGCTAATAGGTTAGCTATAGCAGTTGGGGTGTTAAGATATACGGTATCTGTTCTTAGATACTTAAAGTTCATAGGAGGGTCTACAAATATAAAATCATCACCCATCTGTCTATTAGATATAATGTCTACCTGTGCTCCATTAGCAGGTATAACACCCGCCCCCTGATATCCCGTTACACTACTGTACTGAGATATTAATGGATTAGTGGTATCGCTACTTAATATTACCTGTTCTGAGTGCATAGGAGATGTATATGAGCCATCTACCCATCTGTATTGGTTGTGTATTAATTCACCTCCATTTGCATTATTAGATATACATACTTGAATTATTTGTATTTCATCTGCATCAGGACAGTCTACAGTTATTATTAATGTTGCTGTACCCGCTCCCGTTATTACAAGAGTTAACTCATCTATGAGCACGGAATCCTTATCAACAACTATGCTATAATTTCCATTAGCTACTACATTAAGACTTTGTGTAACACCATTATATGTAGATTCAAAGTCTATACTTCCAACAACATTATATGCGTCTATACTTATTGTAGAGTCACCAACCAATCCTCCTACATCATAGCAGAATGATAATTCCTCAGATACATATCCAACTGTTTGTGTAATTCCACATTCTAAACAGGGTATCTCCGCAGGTAACTCAATCTCATTAGATGAAAACACATATTCATTCATATACGGGTCATATCCTCCCAACTTTTGTGTGGTAGGATAATCAAGGAATAGGTCTCTAAACCAACTTCTCATATTAAATTCAGAGATAGGAATTAGACTCTCATTACTATATGATGTTCCTTTTAACTGAATAACAGCACCACGCTTTTGGTCAGAAAAATACTTATCGTAACCATATACAGCAAAACTTTCAGGATTAAAACTAATCCCATATTCCTCAAGCCTTGCTATCTGAGTACCAAGCACCTCCGGTATAGACGCTATTGCCCCTCCAACTGCTGCATCTGACAATAGGTTCTTACCTGCCAATACATATGATATTTTATCTTCTTGCAATGTTAATACATCTGTACTACGAGCAAATAGCTTCTGTATAGTTCCAAATGACTCTTCTAAAGATTTGAAGTTTAACAAGCCCCTATTAAATTGGTTGAGTTTATTTAGATTAGACTCATCATTATAAACCCCACTATATGTTATATCTGCAAACCTATGCACTTCTCGGTAATCCTCTTCTGATGTTGTGGTAACCCTATTCCCTAATAGTAATGGTTTACCCACAATAGAATCTCTTATCTTATAACTCTCTACCCCGTTACCAAATGAATAACAATTAAAAAACGATGTGTCTATAATTGCCTCAGAGGTCGATGATTGGTTCTGAATATTTCCTAAATGGATTGGGTTTAAAAGGGTTGCCTCTGTTATAGATGTTACCCCTGTAGGTGGTGTAGTTGGGGATACACTACCTGAGCCACAGTCTCCATATACAACTGTTTGCCCTACGGGAACTACTACTGATTTAGGTTGCCCATTTACAGTATAGTCAAATATAACAGGTGTAAGGTTTCCTATACCTACTGTAAATACTATACGACATCCTTCTTGGACAATACCAAATGTTTCAGACCCCTCATACCATACATCAGGTTGAGCCTCTTGAGGTTCTGTTTCAAATACAACTGTAGATGTTGCTCGGAATATTTCAAATTCTACCTCTACTGTTGACCTTCTTTTTTTTGCAGCAAATAATCCTCCGCAAGATTCTGTACCGGATACAATAAATTGTATTTCATCTGTTACCGTATCTCTATACCATTGATAATAGTTAGTATCAAGAGATGGAGTAATTATAGGAGGCACGAAAGTTTGGTTAGTTAAACTTGTATCATATACATTATTTATTGGAGGGCCACTACCACCTACTTCTTGAGTACCTGTATTTAAAATAGAGGCAACATTATCTCCGTTCCACCACTCTATAATATCATCATAATCACGAGATGCGACTAATGTTGATTCTAAATTATATATCCTTCTTTCACATTGTTTGTTACCATTACCAACACCTTTTCTTGTAAAATTAAAAGTAAGTACAATCCTACTCCCTGCGGGAATATCATACTGAGTATAGTTACCTGTTACAGAATCATATAAGCTTAAATTTCTATAAAATAACATAGGATATGTACCTCCTATATCTGCTGACGCACTTTGTTTACCCGGCAATACAGTTGGGTATGCACCGCTAAATAGATTAAACTCGGATGCTCTCATCTTCATATATGTACCTGCCGGAACAGGAATATCATTACCTACATCATCTGTTGGTGGTGGCTGTATAAAGTCATCTGCTTGTGCTTTTTTTTCTAATACAGTTGCGTAAGCACAAGTCCTTAAAGCCCCATTTGCATCTGTCTTAACTATATACCTATCTCCCCCCTCTACCTTTTGTGCATTCTCACCTTCTAATAAAAACCAAGTAAACCCCGTTGTTGGCTCATTATAGAATACATTTGTATAAATTGTTTCATACTTTTCTTTGCTCGGTTTAATAGCGAACCTATAGTTAGTAGCCCAAAACGGAGGTTTCTGTGATGGAGGTATGCTTACTCTTAAAGTATTCTTTAATGGAGCAGAACTACAGGGAATGTGTACACTATTATTAGGACTTACTAATGCTGTAGTTGCACGAGCAAATCCATCAGTATATATTATAGCTACCTCATAATCTCTATTACTATGCAAACTTTTTACATTAGATATACCCTGATATAATGCATCCGCAAAACTAAAACTATAATACTCATAAGCTGTATTTACCCCATCAAACCACTCTGTTGCAGGTAGTATCAGACTTATTTCTGTAGAAGTTATACTCGCCTCCACTATAATAGGGCCGGGTACTGTGGCTACACCACTATCTGTTTGTGCCCAAAGACCTGCATCTAAACTCACAGGTACTGCACAGTTGAATATATCTGTAAGAGTAAAGCCATTACAGGCTGTAGCAACAGGTTCTATATTTGTAATAAGGCCTATTTTCTCCTGAAAGTCTACGCTTGTAGCTAAGTCATATACTGAATTAAAGTCAGTAGGAAGAACATAGTTAAAAACTATAAGAGTATCAGGTGTTCCAATAGTTGGAGTAACTGCTCCCGTAAAGTCACCACCCTCAAACCTCATTTCTATTGTAAAAGCTGCACCACTAACCAACTCTACACCATCTAAGTCTACAGTTATTTTTGAATCTACACCTGTATGTAACACAGTAATATTATAGTCATAATCAGAAAAGGTATCTATAAGAGTTTCTAATGATATTTCTTCTGATATGGACTCTACAGAATACTCAAACCTTACAGGTGAGTCATTTATATCTATCAGGTTATATCCCTCTATATAGTTTCCGTACATTAATCTATTACCCATTAAAGTCTGTGCCTTTGCAAAACGAGGTACATTATCATATAACCTTAATAATTCTTCTTGTGGTAGGATTGTAAATATCTTACTATTCCTAAATGAATATGTGTAGTTGGTGTTGTCTGCTAATCCTAAATCACTTTTGTCAAGAGATTCTATAACCTTTATTATTGTTCCATCACTATCTTTAAATAATAAATCAACTGACTTTACTAATAATCCTCCTGAGTTATAGGTTATAATAGCTGTGTTATAATTATTAACCATACCCTCATTTAAAGATGAGGTGGGGTCAAAATTAAATGCTTTACTCTCAAAGGCTGCATCTGTAAAAGGAGATGTTGCTGAGTATTCATTGTTCTCATACTTATACCTATACGCAAAAGATATAAATCTTTCCTCTAAGAAATTTTCTTGCCGAGATGCTGTGTTGGTTAGCAAGATAGAGGGGGCTTCCATAGGAGGCCTCTTAATGACTAACAAGGACTCTTCTAACAGTACATCATCACCACCACCATCAACTAATGGTGTGCCTGATGGATTTGCATAATTATTTGTAACATTAATAAATCGTGGAGCATTGTAATCATCAGTAAAAAATAGTAAATCTTCTACCTTATCTACCCCTGTTATAAGGTATGAGGGGTCAAAATTTAATACTGTTTCAGTTGGAGTAGTTCCGCTCTTGGATACACTAATAATATGGTACAATAAAATCCCTGACTTTGTGTCGTAAGAAACTATGAGGTCAATTTTACCTGTAGGGCTTGTGGGATATGTTGGGTCGTGAACAAACCAATAAACTGTCTCGTTAGCACCATCCTCATATACACCAATGCAACGGGCATCATTACTTAATGATACACCATCATACTCTAAATATGTCAATTGAGTATTGCCCTTTGAGTTTTCTACTGCTCCTATTTCGGATGCCTCAGTAGAACCTAACCTTACATTTAAAGCGTCTGTATATTCTCCGTTTGGAACGAGTCTTTCGTCAACGGATTTATTCATTTTGCCTTTTACAAAATTCCTTTGTGTATTTGCCATATTATTTTATCCACTTGTCCCTACCTCTTAAATTCTGTAAGAGTCTACCGGGATGTATATTGCTTAATCTGATTTTTGCATTTCTTAAAAGTGACGACTTCTTTCTTCTTGCCCTGTTTACAACATACTCCTGAACACCTAACTTTGAATCTAAGAGAGCGTAGCTAATATAAGCATATACATAATCTTCAAATAACTTATTTACTGTAATCTCAGAATCATCACCACCCTCCATACCGTCTGAAATATACTCAAGTATGCAGCTTTGGTTAGCCATAGTGGAGTCAAAGTTTATTACTCCGGCTTTTTTATCAATCCTAAATGTTGGATTAGTATTTGCTGTTTCTGTATTTAACCCATAACGAGCACCTATATCAACTGCAAAATACCAATTCCCCCCATACTCATATCCTAACAATCCATCATACGGACTTAATCTATTTAGGTATATACTTGGCTTCTGACCTATAATCCTATCGTAATCTAAATCTGATTGCTCAGTTAGCACATTACCATCTACATCATAAAGGAATGAGCAGTCTGCATTTTGCTGATATGCAACAGCAGAATTTACTTGTATGTTTTCTACCATTGGTCTTATTATACCATTAGCATAATAAGAAAGCCTTATCCAATTTACATAATCAGATGGCAGTATAAATCTTAAATCTTCGCACACATTCAATTGTAATACCTTCACCTCCTTGAATGCATCATAGTTTAATTCTTGTACAGCCCTCTTAGCGTGAAATAATATTTTATATCTTTCTTCGTTGTTAACTAATGAATGGTTACCCGCATACATTAACAGGTAATTTGTAACGATATCTTTTAAACTAACATACTGATACGAACCCCAATTCTCATCTTCAGGAAGATTTCCTGCATTTTCATAATACTGATACTGCGTTAAATATGCCATATTTATTTCTCGTTAGCGTTTTCTACTTGTTCTTGTTGTGCTGAGTACCCTACTATAGCTTCCTCTCTAATTGACAGTCCTGCATACTGAAGAATCTTCATAGTTAAATCTGTTTGGTCATCAATAGGTAATTCAAAATCTTGATAATCAGGTTGGCTTTGGTCAAATACAGGTTCTCCTCCTGTTATATTAATATACGTCCATTTTGGTGTATAAGGATATCTTATATACTGACAAGTCACATCACCTGCGGTACTATATGTATCAGGATAGATAGTCATTAAAGAAGATTCTGTCGTATATGCAGGATATAAAGATGATGGGGCGGTTAGTAGGGATTGACTTAACAATGTTATCTTGCTGTGACCAACTCTTTCTGCCTCATTTAATCCCGTGCCACACAGAACCTTATTTATAAAATAATAATCACTACCTGTAGTTAGCTGTGATGGCATAAAAAAAACATTAGCGGCATCCTGTGTAAGAGTATCTGTGATGGAAAATAAATCTATTACCTCCTCATATCCTTTCTTCAAATCAGCATAGCCTGTACCCGATTGACGAGCATTCTCCTTATTTACTTGGTAGTTATAAGCGTAAAAATAATCTTCAAATATATCTAACTGTGCTTGTTCCGCAAATAAATTAAAATCTGCGGGAGATATATAGCCGTAATTATTTTTATTAAGTATTGCTAATACCGTATTTCTTACTTCGTTTATCATTGCTAAATCTTTTTACAAAGATAAGCAAAAAAAAAGAGGTCTTATTTCAGACCCCTTATTTAGAAACTTTATCTCCGATAATTATTTATCTAAAAGATTTTCTAAATGTTTTAACGATTCTATGCCATCATCACTTTGAAAGAACGAAGATACAATAAAAATTGAATCCTCTCCATATGGGATGGTACAAAGTTTTGTTTTATTTGTTTTAGTATTAAACCAAACCTCTTTGTTCTTGTTTCTGTATTTAAGAAATCCTTCATCAAAAAACTTATGAACCTTAGCCTGAAGGGTTAAGATTGGGTCAGATACTATAGACATAAATTCTTGTGGGTTATTTCGTGCATACACCAACATATCTCTTTTCATTTCTTGAGTAGATACAGAATCAGGGTTACGGTTAAACGCCACCCTTGTTAATGTTTCAAGCTCTTCAATACTAAGATTTTTTGCTTCAACCAAAGCGTCTACCTGAGTCATCATAACATCCACCTCTTTAGTAGCTTTCTTACTATTATCTACTTCTTCAAACTTAACACCATTCTGAGGATGGTACTCTAAGAATTGTTGTAAGACTTGGTTTTCTTTATTAACCCTTAAAAATCCATCTTCAAATATAATTGGCTCAAGAATAGCATTACCATCCTGCTCATCTTCAAATGGAGTTTTTTGATTTCTTGCATACCTCAAGGCTCTTTGTACACCTTTCTCTTCATCAAACCATAGCAATGGGAATCTGCGTGTATGTCTTGTTGGCAGCATAAAGGAAAGAGGTGCTGCATCTCTTTTAAGTCTATATACTTTATTAGTATAGTTTTGTACTTTTTTCATTAGATAAAATTTAAAATTAAAAAAATAGGGAGGAGTCTCTTTAAAGAGACTCCATCCCAATTAAAGTTATTTATATTAGTCTTGGAAGATAAAGAAGTTATTTGCACCTAATGTACAAACTGCTCTCTCTGACAAGAAATTAACTTCCATAGCATCTAAGCTACTTGTAGCTGCTCCACCCGCAGAACCTGTAATCCAAGTTTTATACCTACGGTCTTCAGTCTCAGAAGCACGGTAACGAACGTGCAAGAATGGTCTCTTAGCATTCTTACCCATTACTTGGTCATATACAGTTGTTGAACCCGCAGGAACAAGCAATCCGTTTACATTTCCTGTACCGGAAAGACCACCACGCATTGTTGGGTCGTTAAGGTATTTCCAATCAGTCTTGTAGAAATCATAACCTCTACGGAATCCTGAGAAACCTAAGTTTAGAGCCATATCCTTATCGTTGTCAAATAGTCCATAA